GATTTGATGGATCTGCTGCCTTCACTGGAGATAAGCGTGGTGTCCTGATCAAAGAACTACAGAACATGAACGTCAGTAGTCTCTTAAGTGGAGGTCGTACTCCCATAAGAGCAATCATGGGTACAACGACGAATGCCTATCTCAACTCATTCAATACTTTATTAGGTGCAGCGGCACGAGCACCTTTAACTGGAGATTTAAAAAACCTAAAAGGTGCAACGCATAATGTTGTTGGAATGCTTGATATTATTCCTGATGCTTTGAAAGTGTTTCGTCAAAACGTCGAAGCAAACTTTGCAGGTGATATGGCAAATATAAAAACCAGATTCACTGAAGCACCAGAAGCAGTTAAGGATTGGGAATTGATGGGTCGTTGGGTTGAACTTAACGGAACTAGGAATGATCAAATTGCTTACAACATCGCGAACATTGCTATAGGGATAAATAAAAACAAACTCTTTACTTGGTCAACCAGAGTCCTTGGTGCAACTGACGATACGTTCAGATTCATCATGGCAAAAGCACGTTCTAAAGAGAAGGCATTCCGTACTGTCTTTGATGAAGTTGAAGGTGGAATACACAAAGAGATCACACCTGATTTACTAAAGAAAGCAGAGGATGCACACTATAACGATCTCTTAGATATCGATGGAAACATTGATCTTTCAAAGGATATCTACTTGGAGAACAAGTTCAGAGAAGTTACTTTGACTACTGAATTGAACGGAATCTCTAAAAAATTAGAAGGTATATTCAATACAACACCTTGGGCGAGACCTTTCTTCCTCTTCGCACGAACTGGAGTTAATGGACTGGGAATGTCTGTCAAGCATATGCCGATCCTTGGTGCAATAGTAGAAGAGTCTAGAGATATTCTTCTTGCTAATGCAGACGATCTAACAGCACTTGCAAAATATGGAATCGAGAATGCTGATGATCTTGCTCAAGCAAAGAACCTAATCATTGGTAGACAGGTGATGGGCAATGCTGTTGTACTAGCAACGATTCAAAAGAAGTTAGCAGGAGAACTAACTGGTTCTGGTCCTGCAGATGGAAAACTTCGTCGAATATGGACTGATACTGGTTGGCAAAGAAATCAAATAACTCTTGGTCCAGTTCAAGTTGGATATGACGCTTTTGAACCATATAACACAATCATGTCTGCTGTATCAGATGTAGTTGATAACAGTCGTTTGATGGGTCCAAACTGGACTGAAGACAAGTTGAAAACGATTGCATTAGCAACTGGATATGGACTTACAAACAAGTCCTACCTTCAGGGTTTGAACCAATTTATAAAAGTACTCACATTAGATCCTGACGAGATTACGAAGGTTGTTCCAGATTTAATGAATAATCAGGTTCCACTGTCTTCATTAAGAAAGGACATCGCTAAGGTTTTAAACCCTGTGATGAGAGAAGTAAATAGAGATCTTTTCTCTCAAATACGTAATAGAAACAAAACCTCTGAATACTTAACCAAGGATAAACTTGCTATTAAATACGACATCCTAAATGGACAACCAATCAGAGATTGGAACATCATGGAAGGTATGTGGAATGCAACAAGTCCTGTCAGTTTGAGATTAACCCCTAGTCCAGGAAGAACTCTACTGTGGAATAGCAACTACGATATGAGGTTGACAGTCCTATTATCTCCTGATGGTATAAAGTTAAAAAATCATGCAGATATAAGATCAAAATTCCAACAAGCACTTGGTAATTACAAAGACAGTAAGGGTCGCAACTTAGAAAAAATCCTCGATGACTTAGCAAAGAGGAAGGATATTCAAAAGTCTGTCATAGCAATGGGTAATGACATCCGTTCTGGTAAGGACTATTTAGACCCTGGTAAATCTTATCTACACAATGACTTGATTAAAAGTGCCTTCACTAAAGCACGAAAGAAAGCGTGGGCATCGATACGAAATGATCCGAAAATATTAGAACTATACGGAGAGCAGAAGAAGATAAAAGTTGAGCAAATGCAAAGACGAGAATCAACAAAAACAGAAAATATCCTTAACAAACAAGAACTAGAAGAACTTATCAATCCTCCCACTGGCAAATAAAATCCCTAGACAATAACGGATGGCAACAACTGAACATTTTTATACGGGTAATAATTCCACCACTGATTACTCTTTCACATTTCCATATTTAAAGACAGACGACATCAAGGTCACTCTTGATGCTGTCGCGACAACTGCATATTCACTCCCAAACTCCACCACAGTTAGGTTTAACACTGCACCTGGTACTGGTGTCGATATACATATCTTTCGAGATACTGATGTAGATACTGCCAAAGCAGTGTTTGCAGCAGGTTCTTCTGTTCGAGCAGTTGATCTGAACAACAATGAAGATCAGGCACTATATAGTCTGCAAGAGAAACAAGGACAACTAGTTAAGACGACGGATATTAAGGATGGAGCAGTTACTTCTGCCAAGATCTTTGATGGAACGATAGTTAATGCTGATATCAATGCAAGTGCAGCAATAGCAGGAAGCAAATTAGTTGCTGCTAGCACCAGTGTTCCTGGTTCGATGTCTGCAGCAGATAAGACGAAGTTAGATGGTATAGAAACTGCTGCTACAGCAGATCAAACTAATGCAGAAATCAGAGCAGCAGTAGAAGCAGCAACTGATTCCAATGTATTCACTGACGCAGACCACACCAAATTAAATGGTATAGAGGCAAGTGCTACAGCAGATCAAACTAATGCTGAGATAAGAGCAGCAGTGGAGGCAGCGACTGATTCAAATGTATTCACCGATGCTGATCACACCAAGTTAAACGGTATAGAGACTTCTGCCACAGCAGATCAAACAGCAAGTGAGATCAAATCACTTATTGCTAGTTCTCCATTAGATGCATCACACCTTGCCGCAGATTCAGTCACTACCTCAGAAATAGCAGATGCTGAACTCACCACTCTTGCTGGTATGCAGTCAGGTACTGCCTCCAAACTTGCTGGTGGTACTGCTCTAACAGCAGACTTAGCAGACCTAAACCAGATAGATGGATTAACAAAGCAAACAACACTCTCAGATAGTGATGCTTCTTTCCCTACCTCTGGTGCAGTTGTTGATTATGTTGCTGCACAGATTGCACCTCTTGGTGGTCTAGAAGTAGTAGCGACTGATGCTGCTTTCCCTAATACTCAACCAGCGTCTGGAGTAGTCATCTCAATTGCTGATGCAGGTGGTGTTGTAGTTAATGGGTCTGGAGTTAGTACAACAGGAAGAACAGTTGGTGGTTCAACAGTAACTGTCAATGGATTCCCATCCAGTCTCTACAGTGAAACCTTAGTTGCTGGTGTCGGTTTGATGGTCAGTTCTACTGGATCTAGTCAAACTTATAACTACCATAAGATCCTTGGAAAAGAAGATGATATAAAACAGTTAAGTGATGATATTAACGACTTTAACGCAAGATACAGAGTAGGAAGTTCTAACCCTAGCAGTGCATTAGATGATGGAGATTTATTCTTCAATACAGGTACGGGTAAGATGCTCGTATATAACGCAACTAATACTGCGTGGGAAGAAGTTCAGTCTGTAGGTAACTTCTTTATCAATACGATTTCTAGTTACTCAGGTACGGGAGGCAATAGTGCATCATTTAATGGGTCTGCTTATAGATTCGTACTTAGCAATGCTCCAACTAATGCTGAACAGTTACTTGTTAGCATCTCTGGTGTGGTTCAAAAACCTGTAGCAGGCACAAGTCAACCGTCAGAAGGTTTCTCGATAGATGGTAGTTCTATTATCTTTAGTTCTGCTCCTGCCAGTGGTAGCGATTATTTCATCATCACAATTGGTTCAGCAGTCAATATAGGTACTCCAAGTAACAACACAGTTACTAACGCTATCCTTCAATCTGGTTGTGTAGATAACGCAAAGGTGGCAACGAACGCAGCAATCGCTGGTAGCAAACTTGCAGATGACTCAATAGCAGAAGTTAAATTAGATGTTCATAACGCACCGTCTGGTACTGATAAATTCCTTGCTTATACCAGTAATGGTATGGAGTGGGCAGTTCCCACAGATACAAATACTCAACTTGCCTTTGCTAACGACGCCAACAATAGAGTCGTTACAGGTGATGGGTCAGGTGGTTTAAACGGTGAAGCAAATCTTACCTTTGACGGTGCAAGTTTAGGTATTAATGACTCCTCTAATGTTCCAACAATAAATTTTACTGCACCAACAAGTGGTCCGTATGACGGTTATATCCAGTTGCGTGGTAATGACCTTGAGATAAGAGGTTCCAGTGGAAATACGGAGTTCTATACAGGTGCTGCAGATGGAGCATCTAGTACAGAAAGACTCCGCATTACAGCAAGTGGTGAAGTTAAAATTAATAGATCATCTGATGGTGGTATTGGTGGAAATATTATTTTAGAAAATGCTCATGATTCCGATACAGATAAAGTCGCTATTGCTTTTCGTCCAAACGGTTCTCCCGCTACTGCAATAGGTAGTTTCGGTGAATCAAGAATTATTGGTGAGTATGATTCTGGATCAACTAATGGTTCCAATAATCTTCAGTTCTGGACTCACTCTGGAAATGGAACAGTAACAGAAAGACTTCGCATCAAGAGTGGTGGAGATGTAGAAGTTAAGACTGGAAACCTAATAATAGGAACTTCTGGTAAAGGTATTGACTTTAGTGCTAACTCTCATGCACTT